GAAGGCCGCTGGCGCTACTGGTATGTCGCGATTATCGACTGGATGCTAACCAATCCAGGGCGCCCCCTTAAGGAGTGCGCAGTCGATCTCGGAAGAGCCGCCTCCACAATCTACATGATTACCGAGACCGATCTCTTCAAAACGCACTTCCAACAGCGTCGTGCCGCCTTCGGGGCGAGCCTCGATCATACGCTTCAGCAGAAGATGACCGAACTCGCCAGCAAATCGCTCGACGTTCTCACCGAGGCCGTGAACACGAAGCGGCAATCGATCCCAGTTCCGCAACTGGTGAGCATTGCGACCTCGGCGTTGGACCGACTTGGCTACTCTCCAAACAAACCGGCGCTCCCGACCGGGGTTACCGTAAACATGCCCGGTTCGAATCCTACTCTCGTTACATCGGTTTCGAGAGAAGAACTTGAAGAAGCCCGCATGGCGATGCGACTCGCGCAGCAGAATCGAGCCCAGATTCCGCTCACTTCGCAATTCCTGCCCGAGGCTCCGGGCGAAGCCCGGGGCGCGCACCGTGCGCTTTCCCAAGAGGCGGCATCAGCAGGCTCGTCTGGCTTCGCGAGTCTGGACTCTGTGTTAGAGGCAGAGGAGGACTCCGATGGTTCCTTCACTATCTCCACTGAGTAGCGCTGGGGCAGACAGCGTTGTGATGCCGCCTCCGCCAAGGTTTCGCCCTCCTTACGGAAGGATAACGAGAGTCGCGCCCCGTTGGCGAGCCTACCAGAGGCAGAAGGGAAACTCCGTTGCAAAAGAGTCCGGGCTCCGCTTTGAGTCCCAACTCGTGGTTGCGCTTCGTTCAATCTTCCCTACTATCGAGTTCCAACCTGAATTCCGATACTGTGACGACGGAGGCCAGAGAATTTGCTTCCCGGATGCCGTACTACGACTTCCAGATAGGACAGTGGTGTGCGAAGTCAAGTTGTCGCATACCGCAGACGCTTGGTGGCAGCTCGAAAAGCTATACCGGCCAGTCCTCGCTGCTTGGTCCCTCGTGCCAGTTCAGGTAATCGAGATCGTGAAGAGTTTCGACGCCGCGATCCAGTTCCCATGCGAGGTTAGCTTTATAACCGATATTGAGAGTTGGGTTCGCGCCCCCGAGTCGATTCCTCTGTTCGGAGTATGGAAGTGGGCGAAATAATCGGGAAGCCCGGCTCCGCCGGGAGCGCGCCTCGTGCAACGCCCGGAGCTGGGGGCGCGCCCGCTGCGGTCTCGGTAACGCCGGCTGAACTCGTGAAGCTTGGCGCGGCGAACCCGGAGTTCTACGCGAAATCCTTCTTTCCAAAGACGTTTCGGCAACCCGCACCGAGCTTCGCCGCCGAGCTATGGGAGCCTCTTGAAAATCCAGCTGCGAGAATGGTCAATGCGATCTGCTTCCGAGGAGCGTCCAAGACTACCCGACTTAGAGTCTTTGGCAGTCGACGCATTGCGTATGGAACTTCGAGGACGATTTTTCTTCTCGGCGCCTCCGAGCGCGACGCAATCCGAAGCGTGGCTTGGTATAGGAATCAAATCGAGCGCAACGCACTCTGGACCTCTGCCTTCAGTCTCAAACGTGGAAGCAAATGGGACGAGACTCAAATCGAGATCATCCATGAAGGCTTCGGTCACACGATCTGGGTGCTCGCGGCTGGCATTACTGGCTCCGTCCGTGGTATCAATTTTGATGACTATCGTCCTGATCTCATCATTGTTGACGACCCGCAAACTGATGAAATGGCGGCCACCGAAGAACAGCGCAATAAGCTCACCGATCTCATTCTGGGCGCGGTGAAAAACTCGCTTGCGCCCACTTCGGAAGAGCCAAACGCGAAGCTCGTAATGGCGATCACGCCGCAGCATAAGGATGATATTTCGCAGCAAGCGATAAAAGACGATCAGTGGGTTACTAGGATATTCCCATGTTGGACAAAGGCCACCTTGTATGAAGATGTTGACAAGCAAGAATCCTCGTGGCCTGAACGCTTCCCCGCGGACGTGCTTCGTGCAGATAAGCGCGCGGCAGCTAAGCGCAACAAGTTATCAGTGTTTGCTAAGGAAATGGAATGCCGGATCGTTACGGCGGAGAAGACGCACTTCCGCCCGACATGGCTTAACGTCCGGGATTCCGAAGCCCCGCAAGGATGCTACGCCGTTCTGGCGATCGATCCGGTACCGCCACCTTCCGAGCGTCAAATGGCGAAGGGCCTCATTGGGAAAGATTGGGAAGCTCACTATGTCTGGGGCCGACACCAGGGTAATTATCATCTACTCGCGGCGGAGAGGTCCAGAGGGCACGAGCCTTCGTGGACAGTTGCAACGGCCTTTGCCCTTGCGCAACGCTATCGCGTCAGCAATATTGTTGTTGAGGCTGTGGCATATCAGCGCGTTCTTAAATGGCTTCTTGAGAAGGAAATGCAACGTCGTGGAATCTACTTCCCGGTGATTCCACTCGATGATAAAATGGCGAAGTTCGCTCGGATTACGAACGTACTCGGGGGGCTCGCAACGCATGGGAAGCTCTGGATCGGTGCAGAGCATACTGTGTTCGCGCAGCAATTCGAAGAGTACGGGCCGCTCTATTCCGGCGCCGATGACGATCTCGACGCGAGCGCGATGGCGCTCCAGAATATCGCAAACCCGTACCTCGAAATGAAGTCTGACCCCTTCATGCTAGACGATTCCGATGTTGAGACTTTTGAATATGAAGGAGGCTGCCCTTGATCGCAGTCCCGAAATCGGCGCGGAGCGCCGGGCGCGTATAGTGAGGTTTCCTGGCCATGCCGACTCTTCCAGTTCCTTTCAACTCCTCGCTGCATGCGAATCTTATCCGCCGGATCGAGTCCCGGATGAAGATCGCCATTGCTGAGAACATAAAGCGCCACGATGTATGGCGGCAAGCGGAAGAGCGCTGCCTTGCGTATCTTCCGGAAAGCAGTGAAGATCAAGTTCGCCGCAATAAGCGCGAAAATCAGGGCACTCCCACCTTCACCACGATCCAGATTCCGTACTCGTATGGACTACTTATGTCCGCGCACACGTATTGGACGAGTGTGTTCTTTGCGAGAAACCCCGTTCATCAGTTCTCCGGACGCCACGGCGAAGCCGAGCGGCAGGTACTCGCGGTGGAAGCGCTAACTGCGTACCAAGTAGAAACAGGAGGTGCCCTTGGCCCGTACTACATCTGGATGTACGACGCCGGAAAGTACGGATGCGGCATCCTCGGCCACTATTGGTGTAAGGAGACTCTCTCTTTCGGCCAGTTGGTGGAGATGCCGGACGCGAACGGGAAGCCGGCGCTGTTCCAGACGACGCAGGAGCTTCCCGGTTACCAAGGCAATCGCTGCTACAACGTGTCTCCTTTTGATTTTGTTCACGATCCTCGGGTATCGTTGAAGAATTTCCAAAAGGGTGAATTCGTCGCCGTCCGCTGCCGTATAGGGTGGAATGAAGTGGTCCGCCGCCAGAAGCAGGGCTACTACAATAAAAATCTCGAAATGCTTAAGCACTCGCAACCGATGAGTGGAAGCGACACGCAGGGCTCTTCAGTTCTTCAACGTCCGCAATTCGCAACTTTCATCTACGACGATGACGACGCGGGCCATCCCGCCGGTTTCGTTGGATGGGAGTTTTATTGCGATCTCATACCTTCGGAGTGGGGCCTTGGCAATACGAACTTCCCGCAGAAATGGTGCTTCACCGTTACCGACGATTATAAGTATATTATAGGTGCAACTCCGATCGGGTATTGGCATTGCCAGTTCCCGTTCGACGTACTCGAGCCGGAAGTTGAAGGCTACGGAATCTACTCCCGTGGCGTGCCCGAGATTATGGCCGGAATCCAGAACACAATTGACTGGCTTCTGAACACACACTTCTTCAACGTGCGCGCCGCGCTTAATAATCAGTTTATCGTCGATCCGTCGAAGCTCGTTATCAAGGATGTCAAGCGTGGCGGACCCGGCTTCGTATGGCGAATACGTCCTGAAGCCTACGGGACCGATCTTACGAAGATGTTTACTCAGGTCCCCGTGAATGACGTAACTCGGGCGCACCTTGCGGATTTCCAGCAAATGCTCGGCGTCGGGGAGCGAACACTCGGAATCAACGACCAGATCATGGGGACCATGAACACTGGAAGCCGCAAGACGGCTACCGAAGTGCGAACCACGACTGGGTTCGGAATCAATCGCTTGAAGACTATGTGCGAATATATGTCGGCGACCGCGTTCTCACCGCACGCGCAGAAGCTTCTTCAAACCTCCCAGCAGTATTACGACGCGAGTGCGAAGCTCCGTATTGTTGGGAACCTCGCGCAAGAAGCCGGCGCGAACTTCACGATGGTGCGTCCGGAGGATATTACGGGCTTCTACGACTTCGTGCCGGTTGATGGAGTACTCCCTATCGATCGAATGGCGCAAGCTAACCTCTGGAAGGAACTAATGGCCGGCCTCCGTATGATGCCGCCTCAGATCGCGCAAGAGTACGATTGGAGCCGGATCTTTGCGTGGGTTGCGCAACTCGGCGGACTCAAGAATATCACGCAGTTTAAAATCCAAGTGGTTCCCGACCAGCAACTGCAAGCGCAAGCGCAAGCCGGGAACGTCATTCCGATGCCGCAGCGTCCTGGACTTCCGAGCCCCTCCATGGCGTCTCCGGGTAACTCTGCCTCAACCCAAGCCGGGCTCGACGCTTTAGGAAGTTCCGATGCAGGTTCTGGATACTCCTAATAAGCAATTCGAAGATCTCCTTAAAGCAAGCCGCGTTTACGATAAGATTGATCGAGACC